GTAGGTGGCGTTGGTGAAGCTTCTAATGAAGGAGCTTCCAAGGCTGACGCTCAGATTAATCTTACCGATATCGGTGGCGTATCTGGCGTTGGTACTGGCGATGAAAAGACAGTAGAAGTTGCGCAGGGCGATGAACACTCAAAGAACATCGAAGCTATCCATACGGATACTTTCGGTCCAAGTGAGGGCGATTCACTCGGCCAGCAGGATCCCGTAAGCCGTGAGCCATTCCCCGCTAGTGCAGATGGAGTTAAGTCTGCTGGTTGGGTTGTCTCTGACGTTAAGGGAACTAAGCCTGCTGATCCTATCGGTAACCCCGATGAGCGCATTGAAGTATCACATGGCGATGCTCACACCAAGACCACTGAGGATTCTGGCCCAACTAAGACTTGGACTGGAACTGATGGTAATGGCGTTACTCGCCAACAGGATCCCGTCACGAACGAAAGTTCTGACGAGCATCAAAACAGTAAGGAAAATCATCCATCTGGCGTATCCGATGAGGATTACGCTTTTGGTGATAAGTCCTCGCATCTTATGACAGCATTTAAACTTGCTGACACTGAGATTGAGCTAGGCATTCTTGACGCTTCACAGAAGTATGCAAGAGTTGCTGAGCTTGAAAAGGCAGCGCCTTCGATTGTTGAAGCTTCGCTAGCTTACGCTAATCGCGTTAAGACAGCGGGCCTCAAGAAGTCGGCGCGGACAGCTAAGAGGCTTCCGTCTCTAGTTAGGGAGGCAAGTCCTGCTCCCGCAACAACTCAGGCTGATTCGGATGATTCAGCACTGTTTATGTGAAATTAAAGAAAGTATTACTTTATTTTTACACCCCGCCGTCAAAAAACAATTGAAACGGCGTAGCGCCCACAAGGCGTGAAACTAAATCAAAAGACAAAAATAGGAAACTAATATGCTAAGACTAAAGAATCTAGCTAATAAGTATCAGAAGCGCACTTGTCGTCCTCTGCTTTATATGCCAATACTCAGGCTACGCCGTATGCTGCTAAGCTTTCTGACTCTTATCGTTCATCTGGTGTTCTTTCATTGCCGCCCGAGGCAGCGAAACTTCAGAATGGACTTATGCCCGGCATGGTGGTAACTCGCCTTAAGGGTACGGAACAAGTCGCTGTAACTGCTACTGCTGCTAACTCAGATGTAGCTACTGAACCAGCATTTGGCCTTCTTGCTAACTTTGTTGGCGGAGACCTTGATGAAGGTTTTTCTGGCGATTCACTACAGAATGAAGTCGGCGTTTGGCGCGGTCCTGACTCCGTATTTGAGATCCTCGCCCCTGCGTTTAACGACGCCGGAACGTTATTAAATGGTAGCTCAATTACAGGCGCTCAGTCACTAACTGCCGCAATTTCAGCAGCGACCGGTCCGGGTACGGATGTTCTGCTTTATGGTGGTCCTGATGGTCGCCTTGTTGCGCTTTCATCAGCGCCATCAAACAAAAAGCCCGTTGCCCGTCTAGTTGAGCGCGTTAGTGCCTCACGTATTGTCGTGGACCTACTGGTATAAAGAAAGGAACATGATTAATATGGAACTAACATCACGCAAGGCTATTTCATCAGCCGACTACGAAGCAAAGCTTGCTGACGCTCCTAAGCTCAGCAAGGAGGCCAAGGCTCAGAAGCTACAGTCGATCCTTAAGGATTCTTCTAACGCTATGCGCCGCATCGGTCAGGGTATGATTGGTCCAATCCAGATTCGTCTTCGTTATGAGGGCATTACTCGTAATGTTCTTATTGAGGACACTCTAGAACGCGGTCCCCTCATGCCTTACGACATCCTTGACGATCTGGGTAGGGCTTATATCCTTAACCAGACCGACTCGGAAGTTAAGATCACACCATTTGAGGGCAAGCAGGCCTTCCCTCAGCTCTTCCGCATCGCTACGTTCCCTCGTATCCGTAAGGAAGACCTGTACTACCTCCGCGTAAACGCGGTCGAGTACGCTCAGGACGAGTCCCGTCAGGCCATCCAGAAGCAGGAAGACGCCCGTCTTATCCTTCTTCTTGAAGCTGCTATTGCAGAGCTTGGCAAGGCCCGTGTTGATGGTACCGTTGGTACCGCTCCTACCGGTGGTATTCAGTCCGCTGGTGACGCTGCACAGGCTGCTACCAACAAGGAGCAGACTGTTGTCATCGGTGCTGGTAACCCTCTAGAGCCTAGCGATTTCTACAATGCTGTCGCTCAGATTGAGACCAACCAGCTAGAAGCTCGTCGTATCCTCATTCACCCTGCGGATGCCCGTGACTTCTACAACTGGGATCTCAACGTAACTGGCTTTGAGTTCAAGGACAAGGTATTCGGTGGAGAGAAGATCACCACATTCGGTGAATTCCAGATCCAGCGTTCTATCATTGTTCCTCAGGGCGAGGTATTCCTCACCGCTGAGCCTGATTACGTCGGTGTCTTCCCCGTCATGTACTCACTTGACGTTGAGGAGAACCACTCAGTCGAGACATTCTGGAAGGGATGGGTCATGGACGAGCTTGTTGGTATGCTTATCCTTAACGCCCGTGGCCTTTCACGAATCGTCAAGAATGGTTCTGTACCATTCACCCCAGCTAAGCTTGACATCTCAGGCCTTGCCTGATCCTAGCTTACCTTTGGGTAAAGAAAAGGCCCCCAGAAATGGGGGCCTTTTTATTTGTTTATTTAGCAAAATTTATATTGCAATATGGATGTGATCTTTATGATCGATCCAAGTACCATAACCCCAAAATTCTTGACCAAGCTGAGATCGACCATATTTAACTGAAAGATTTTTACCTCGCTGTCCGCTGTTAAAAATTCCTTCTGTTAAATGTCTGCTTAGTCCTCTATCTTTAATATAAATTGCGCATCGCACCATGTTTTTATGTTTACCGTATGCGTCAAAAGCACGACCATAACCATTTTTGCTAAATTTTACAAAATGTAAAGACTTACTGCTGCTATGTTCGCCCATTGCCCCCATAATTTTTGGTAGTCCAGACCATTGGTGAATTTTTAAATCAAAACTCCAGCAAATTGTTGCAAAGCAAATGAGGGCCGATTGACCTTTGGCCTTTTTATTTAAAATACTAATTGCCGATTGCTCGCGAGTACTTGGAGATGGGGTATATTTATTTCCTGTGCGTCGAGACATATCAATTATTAATATCTAGATTTATCATAAATTAATTGGATGCCTTAGTGCATATGCGGAACTGGGCCTTAAATCAGATTGCCATCTTGATGGATTGGCTCCTGATGTATCAAATCTAATTCCGGCAATGTGCATATACATATGGCCGCTATTTGTGTAAATAGTAATCCATTTACCGGGACCGGGTTTGCCCCATGAATAATATCCGCCTGATGCCATTGGTGCTTTAATTAATTTTGCACCATAAAGGGCATATGAAACAGATCCAGAGCAATCATATCCTGATGCTTTGAATGATCCATGGCCGCCTCCCCAAAGATAAGGAAGGTTACGGATTTTGTTACCAGCCCAAATAACGGCTTTTTTTTTTTTTTTTTGTGTTTTTTTGGTGTTTTTTGGTTTTTTTTTTTTTTTTTTCATACCA